GTGTTTAAGTTTTATGGTGCTATTGCCAGTTTGTTCAAGTGATGCATCTGCCGCCCTTGCGGCGCCAGCGAGATACAGCAGGCTCCGCGAGGTTTTGTTCGCAGCCGCGGATAGGCCAAGTAGTTTTGCAGAAACCTTGCTGGCGGTTCGTCCTAGAGCCTTGAGATTTCTATCTACAAGGTCAATCGCACGCTTTGATGCGCGCTCTCCGGTTACCTGTACCTTTATTTCTGCGTCGGACGTAGCCATTTATTTCCCGATGTTGCTGAGCCTTAAAGATGAATTCTTAAAAAGGCGGGCAAAGGGGAGTGCTACTTGCTTTCGCGCCGTTCTCGCTCGCGGTCGTCAGATACAACTTTAGCACAAGCCATCAGAATGAGCCACTCCTCTTGGTCGCTTTCGAGCAATTGAATGGGGCTAACCCCCCATAATTCACCCAAACGCGCGGCATTTATAATGGAGGAGTCTCCGATTAGTTGTTCGAAGACTCCTTCGTAGGGTCCTCGGTGTCAACAGTATCCGAATATCCAGATGCTTCCAGAATGGCGAGTGCCGCCGATTCGACGTGTGGGTCAACGCCAAAAAAAGCACGCACGGCATCAGGGTGGGGGCGCTCTGTTTCTGTCATGTCCAAGATGACCGGGGAAGCGAATGTGATTTCAAAGCCGTTCTCGTCGCGAACCTCGTCCCCATTCATAACTATGCCCCTCGTGGTGTGCGCAACCACGGCACATGCAAATTTGAGCGCGTCGAGGCCAGCCTTTGTTTCCTCGCCGGCGTTGCGGCGCCATTGACGCAATTGCTGCTGGGTGATGTTGGGGCTAATGATTATCTTGACACCAGGACGCTCTGGAACGTCAAGATGGACAATTGGACGTTCGACTTTCTTCTTGATTGCTTCTTTGAGTTGGTCAAGAAGCGTTGCTGTCTTGGCTGTTTCTGTTTTTCCCGCGCGCGGCCTGGTGTCCTGCTTGGCGGGTTTGTCTTCTTCGTAAAGTGTCATGCGGCGAACACTAACACACCACCCGGGGTGGGGCAGTCAAGTTGTGGCGCTAATTTTTACTTATTAGCCGCGCCGGTGACCTTGGAGACCGAAAACGTTAAGGCAAACGTAGACGGCGCGCCCGAGGACGAGTCACCGTCTGGCTCCGTGAGTCCCACAAGAAGCGCCTTTGAATAGGTCCTGTCTAGGCCCGGAACGTTAAGGTCGCAGTCAAAAACTTTGACGGCAATATCGTAGTAAGCCTTACCAACAAATTCTCTTAGTGTATTGACTTTGGCGGCCAATCCGCTGGCTGTCTCAGAACTAACGCGGTCATCGTCATAGTGTGCCGTGAGGGTGATGTCACCTATGTCAAATGGAGCGCAAAGTACGGTCGGAGAAGACTCCCCGCCGAGGTAAATTTTCTCCACCGACGCGGTGATTTCGCCACCAGACACCTGCGCAAACAGGAAAGTTCCGAACTTCGGAATCTTGTTTGGGTTCTGCACCACCTGGTCTGGGTGCGGAGCGATGCTCGCGAGAACCTGTCTCTGCGCTACTTTTGCCATGATTTATCCTCCGTTGTATTACGACGAAACGACCGAAGCGGTCAGGTTCGACTTGGTGATGTCGACCTCAATACTGCTACCCACGCTCGACACGCGCATTCCAAGTCGGGCCTTGACCGTGCCGTCAGCAAGTTGTGCCGTTGGATTAATTGAGGAATCGCACTTAACCGTATATCCGTAGTCGATTCTCTTGCCGCTACTTTCAAAGGCTTCAAAGAGCGCGCCCTTGACCCTCAGTGGCTCCAGGACTGAGTATAGTTTTGCTTCAACGTTGGAGAAAATCGTGTTTCTGCCATCAATTGGAGAGAACACAAGGTCTTCAAGCGAGCGATTTGCTTCTACGACGACTTTATTGACTACGTCTTGAGCGGTAATAAAACGGAAGTTTGCAGTATCGACAGAGCATGAACGAGCGCCATAAATTCTTATCGTGTTGTTAATTACGCGAATCGCATTAACAAATTTCTCATCGAGTATATCGCCGGCCGACTTACTTATATCCGTCGCAACTCCGCTGACGAATTTGGCAATCGAAAGGAGTCCAGCGCCCGGCTGGTGCGGACCAACTTGAAGATGAGCGACAGCGCGCTTTGCGGCCGCGTATCCCACCGGCGGAATGAGCCGAGTCACGCCGGCAACGCTGGTTGGGATGTACACCCACGGATAGTAAAACGCCAGGTGCTCAGCATTCTCATCATCCGAAATGTCCACACCAGATTGGCCGGCTTCGGTGGTGGTGTCATCGTATTGGCCATACAGCATGGCAATTCTGTGATTGGTATTGCAATGCGTCGCGATTGCGGTGTCAACGGTGGCATTTCCATATGGCAATTCTGGATTGCACACAGCGCCAGCGCCGTATGAATCAAGGAATAGGCCAAGAGCCGTAACATGGTCAGCGGCCTCCGCGGCGCTCCCATTAACACCATTGGTTTGATTATCTAGGCGAGTTGCCGCCATCACGGCCGGATTGTTGTCAGATGCACTGAGGTCTGATGCTTCCATGTATCGCGTCGCAACGGCACTCGTGTTGATGCGACCAACGGCCTGCGAGACCGTTGAGCAGTTTCCGGTGGAGTACAACTGAGTACCATCTGGGTCGAACAATTTAATCACGAACGTATCGGCAACGGTGCCTTCGGTAACTGACACATCATAATCTGCAGCCCAAGTACCAGGGCCATTGGCGGTTAACCTCATCGTACCCGCCCCCGCGCTGTCTACGAGATTAATGAAACCAGTAACTGCTTCGCTATAGTCTGCGAGTCTGGCAATGTACGCGCGCGTGCCGCCTTCTTCAAAGAATGTTGCGACGGTGTCGTAGAGGTACGTTACCTCACCTGTAAACGTTGTGATTCGTGAACCAAAGGTGTCTTCAAATTCTTTGATATTGGTGACAAGAACTGCGGTGTCAACCGGGCCGCGCGTGGCATATCCCATGACGAACAGTTGAGTTTCCTCGAGTGTTGTTGGTTGATTCGGACCAGTTCTGACTGCTGTGTTGATGACTACGCCTGGCATGACACCTTCCTCACTTGCGGAAACTCATGGCTATGAAACTATTGTACAGAGTATTAACCATTATCAGTAGCACTTTCGTGTTCTTCGGTGGGCTTTTTCGGCTCATCTTCTTTCGCTTGGCTAGTTTTCTCAATTATTGATTGGGTTGCTTTTATTGAAGCAACTTGCTTTGGTTTTGGCTTCGCAACTGGACTTTCTATATTTTTAACGATTTCGAGGTTGCCCCTAGAAAGGGCTTTCTGAATCATTGGCGTCAATTGGCGAATGGCGGCGTAGCCGCCAGGTCCTATTCTTTGCATTTCTTCATCGACGTATACCGCATGCTGGCTGACGTTGCAGACAATCGTCGCAGGACCAACAATCGCATCAGCATCGGCCAAACTGGCCAGTTTCGTAAAATGATGAGACATTTTTTACCTTTCCAAGTTTATATTGTACCTAATAAAAGTCTATTCTGGCCAATCGGCTGTATCCAGGTCAGTATCGGTTAGCGGCTGATTCAGGGCCGACAGTTCAATGACCGCAACTTCCCCGATGTCTTGGCGAGTCACCACCTCATTAATAATTAACGTATACCCAACATATGAGCCCGCCAACACGCGTTCGCCCTTAAGGAGTGTCAAATCTGAAAATTCCTCGCGGAGGGTCTCTTCTTGAATTTGTGCTTGGAATGAATTTCTTGGGTCAGTTGCCCGAAGGCATGGATAGTCAAGCAACGCCGAACGAACCACCGTTGTTAATCTATCTCTTGCTACCGTTGCCTCTTGTTCTCCATTTGCACGACACCAGACATAGGTACGCATTGCATAGTTGACCCTGTACATTGGGTCCGCCCCATCAAACCCGATTCGCTCAAAGCGTTGCGTCGATATTGCAACAGTAATTATTGTTGGCCAGACATCGAGGGCAATAGGCTCAAAAGTTTGAAATTTCCCTGGAGTCGGTAGTTCTGTGCTGCTGAGGCTCCATCCATTGCGGTATCTAAGAACGCGCCTTGGAAGGTCGTCTTGCAGGTATGCGTTAACGTACGACTTTGCAAATTGCGCACCATGCATTAAATTGCCAATAGCGGGTTCGGTCATACGCCATCGGTTGCGGTTTTACCTGAAATATATCTTCCAAGTTTGAACGCAATCTCCTGAGCAAATTCTTCGTTGACGAACATGACCTGGCGTTTGGCCATTTTGCTTGTGCCGTATTGATGAAATCCTGCGTAATTTACTGAAGCCGTATATCTACGCTCAGAAGGACCCATAATTGAAACTGTGGGATTTAGCGCAGATTGCATCAATCTTCCAGTTCGCACCAGCATCGGCGCCGCCGGAAAGCGCACCGCCTTCCATGCCGCATAACGAGCATCGAGTGGTTTCCATCCACCGACCGGCAATCCCTCGAGCGTGAAGTTGCTGGCCGTATATTTGGTTAGGCTGTCTTCAACTTCACCCCACCACAAAATTGGGTTATTAATTCTAACGCCAATATTATTAAGTTTTAATTTTGCTCCCGAACTATCCATGTCAATATCTATATGCATAATTAAGAAATCCTCGCCCGCCTATATCTCTTAACCGCAAGAAGTTCTTTTTCCATAAAACCAGTTTCGGCAACAGCAACTCCTCGCGGGTTGAGGTCTTTGATTCCAACAACATCATCATGAAGATTTTGAATCTCTCGTGACGCGGCCCGTAATATCATCAACTTAAACATAGGTATTTCGTCACCGTCAAGGCCGCCGGTATACGTGACCGCAACCTTTTCGTTTGCAAAGCCGCGAAACAGTTCAATTCCCCAGCGATGAACGACGTAATCGGAGCCGGTTGCAACCGCGGTGCCGCCGTTGACGTAGTTACCAGTCACGGTTGCGGCGTCTGGATTAGCAATAGTAACCGTTGTTGACGAAACTGCGGTTATTTGTTTTGCAGACAAGTTATAGACACTGGGGGTAACGCCTGTAACAGATAAATATTGGCCTTTAGTGAATCCATGATTTGCGCCGACCGTGTAGGTAACAATCGAATCGGTTCTTGACAGAGTGGTAATAGTTGCTTGGCGCCTGACCGCTTCGGAAAGATATTTTCCGTCCGAAAGGCCATAAATATAAACACTCGCAACCGATGCCACAGGACTATTTCGTAAATAGATGTTTGCTGGCGGTTCTGAATACACCACCTCACCAACCGAAGTCGCTAGTTCTGCGGAAGTGGTGGGGTTGTAAAAGAAACTTGTCATTGGTATGCCGACATGGTCGGAAGGCAGTGTGTGCAATTCATCCGTATATGTTGCTAATTCAATCGGTCTTCGCAAATACGATTCGAGTTCACTTTGTAGTCCGTTTAGTACTATTTCAGCAGCATCCTGCTGGCGCAGGGACAGCGTGATATCCATATACGTCGTTAAATCAGCCAACGTGACGAGCGCCATTATCTATTCCCGCCTTGCGCCAAGGGCGCTGAATTTAACGTCTCCCAAAAAGTCGACGAATCGCGCGACCGGCACCCCTGGCTGCTTCTCCGGCTCGGCTGCGCGCATCTTGCGTAATGGCGCGAACAGAGTCTCTCTGGACTCTTCCGCTTCTTCTCCTACCGCGGCGTTCCTGGCCGAGATTCAGAGCACGCCGCAAAAGCCCACCCGCACGACCACGCCCTTCATCTTCGTCGCCAACCGTACCCAAATTTTCGGTAACCATAATCACTCCTTCGTAAAAGTCTCTAGAATTTTATCATTGTGGCGCTACCTATCGGCATTAGGCGGCGATTCAATTGCTGGTGGTTTTGGAACAGTGCCAGCCGGTGCCTCGACAGGAACCCAGGCGCGAGAGTAATTATGTTCCGCAATTTTCCGCCTCTTAATAATTGTCCCGTCAAGTAGAACTTCGAGTTCATCCTCTTTAATGGTCAACAATTTATCAAAATCGTCTTCCGTAAACTCTCGACTAGCGGCCAATTCCCTGACAAGTTTAGACAATTTTTCGGTTAAAATATAACCGCGACCACGGTTTATTTGAATATGCAAAACACGCGCCCAAAGAGAATCACAGGAAATATAG